ATTGTCATCTTTTTGTGAGTTCTCATAGTGGTCTAACATTGCACCCATTTTTCTAGGGTCAGTATCTAACTTGTTAAACTCTTCTTTCATTTCTTCTATGTCACCAAATCCATCTGAATAAATTTTAACAATAAAATCATCTAAAATTTGTGGGTCATCATTAATATATAAATCAGCTATCATAGCTTTATCAAAGTTAGCGACAGCCTGTACATCACCCATAGCTTCTAATCTGTCTCTTAATGCCATCTTTTCAGTATGTGTTAAATCTCTTTCAGTCACGTTTCCATCTGCATCTGTTTCTTTAACTGGAGAATATAATTCTGCGTAAATCTTTTTTACTTCTTGTTTTCTTTGATAATCTGCTTCATCTCTATCATTAATTTCTAATTGCCTTCTTTTTTTAGTTAGCTCATCTTGTATAGCTAAAACTTCTTTAGATTTTCTTGAAGCTAACGTACCAATAGCAGAACCACTTTTAGAATACCCTAAATTAGTATTCATTAATATATCTGCTCTATCTAAATCTGCTTCTGTTTTAGCATTTGAAATAATGTCAACTATACTTCTTCTAACAACTGCTAGTGTTTCTGCATTAGTGTATAATAAAGTTGAACCTGTACCATCTCTCATAGGTACTGGTACTTGCAATCCTTTTAAAAAATCTGGTAAATCTTTTTTTAAAGTATCTAAAGGAATATCAGATAATAACTGTGTACCTTCCATAACTTTCTTTTCAGAATTATAAGCGGCTCTGTTTTCAGCATCATTTAATGCGTCTGTAGACTTAAATTTATTAAATTGTGTTGTAAATCCTAACAGTGTAGCACTGTCCATTGAAGATGTATCAGGCATATACTCTTTATAAAACATATCAAGATTTTTACTTTCATCAGTAATGTCATATTTATCTTTATTAGCTTTTATATTTTCTATTACTTCATGTGCTTTAACTCTACCTGCATGATAATTAGTAGTAGCATCAACGTATTTACCAGTTAACTCTGGGTGTTTACCTTCAATAATTTGCGATTGTATCTGTTCAAATGTATTTCCATTTGCATATAACTCATCTATCTTTGCAATAGCTTTATCTTTTTTTCTATCAATTCTTAACGTCTCTGCTTTACCAACTTTATAACCTGCGTTTTGTAGTGATTTAGCTAGACCATCAGTAGCACTCCCTGTTGATACATACCCTGCGTTAGCCGCACCATAATATTTGTTAGTTGCTTGTCTTTGATATTTTGCCATTATTTTTTAGCACCTTTGTTTGTTTGACTATTTTGATAACCTTCATAAGATGTACTTGCTACATCAATAATTAATCCAGTTCTTGAAGGTTCTATAGGAGGTTTTAAACTGTTATAAGTTTTAGATAAATTAGCGTATGCTTCTGTTTGTTGGTTTTGAAATATTTGTACATCTTTGTCATAACCACTTGTTATTTCATTCCAGTCATCATCAAATAGATAACCTATAGACTGTACTATTTTAGTATTGTTACCAAAACCTAAATTTGTTTTTTGTGATATTTCTAAATTCTTTTCTGCTTTACTTCTTATTTCAGCTTTAGTTTTCTCCATGTCAGCATTGACTTTCTCTTGGTCAATCTTATTCATGTCATGTAAATATCCTTTATCGGCATTTCGTCTTGTAGTTTCTTGGTCTCTTCTGATAGCTTTGTTTTCAGCTTTCTTTTGTTGATACTGAACAACTGCTCCTGCTACCTGAAGTGCCGCTTGAACAGTACACATATTTATTTTACCTCTTTCATCATTAATAAAAATGGCATCTTACCGATACCGAAATCTCCTATTTTTCTTTTTGGTTCAAATCCTAAAAATTGTAACCATTTTAAACTTTTCCAATTTCTTTCATCTACAAAATTATAGACGTACTCATACCCTTTACTCATATCATCTATCCATTTAGGACATTCTTGAATGAATTGTTTTGTATGTTTAAATAAATTCTCACTAGACAATAACCACACTACTCCATAGCCTTTTTCCTTTGATGGGTTAGAACCAAACATACCAATTACACCTTCTGACTTTGTTCCAATAATAGAATAAATTTTTCCTTGTTGTGTAAAAGGTATGACTAAAGCCTCTAATGGTGATGCACCATCTGAAGCCATAATCTCTTGCCTGTCACCTTTTCTAATCTTTGGTGCTAACTCTAACGCATCTTTTAATTCTGCTTTTCTAACGTAATTTTCTTTCATTAAATCCTTCTTGCTCTATTGTGATAATAACCTTCAACTTCTGCACCTGCGATATACATAGGCAAGTGAGATGACGATTTAATATCTAAAGTAAATTCTGTGTTTTGACATTGTACAGGTACTCTTAAAGTTCCTGTTGCTATAGCAGGTTGTCCTACCACTGACGTGGCTGTACCAATAACATAACCATTCATAATAGCTGTAGACGTATCTCTATTAGTAGGAGTAACTTCTACTTGGAAGAACCCACTGTTTTCAAAGTTAAATGATATGTTTCGTATTTGGTATCTACCTGAAGTTACTGCTACTAATCCTCTTCCAGTATTCTCTCTGACATACTGTGTAGACATTGTGTATTTACTTTCGTATGGAACACCAATGTATAACGCTGTGTGGTTTCCTACGATTGTATAGGTTGAACCTGATGTATTTGTTGCTGTGTAGTTATTACCATTAGTTCTATCTACTCCAATTAATCCAGTCTTTGCACCATAAGGTGATGTAAACGTAGTTAAACCTGTTGTTGTACTATACGTTCCTGTAACTGAAGTTTTAAGGTCAAGATAAACTCCATGACCTATTGCTGTATCTTTTAAATTTCTTAAATCTATTTTTAATAATTTTGTAGTAGTTCCTTCTGACGCTAATACATAAATAAAACTTTCTAATGACATAGCACCAATAATCTTAACACCTTTAAATTCCCATTTAGACCATGCGTTCTGTACCTTTTCACCACCATCAAAGAAATACTTATAAATATACATTGTGTTAGCGTATGTTGTAGACACTGTGCCACTATAAGGTGCTGTTTGGCTATCTGCTGTATCTGACGCTAGAAATATAAGTGTGTCTTCTGTTGTATTACTTATAATTTGATAACAGTTAGTAGGTATTAAGTTTCCTACTGATACTGTAATGTCCATACCATCATTAGTAAGTGTATCATCATCAGCAAAGTATTCTCTTATTGCTGTATTGTTTGTTCTTGCTTGTGCAAAGTATGCAAACTTACCTGCTGATACTGGTGTTACTTTATCATCATGTTCAAATGAAGATACTTCGTTAAGTATAGCTGTTGTAGGTGATATACTTTCACCTGAACTATCTAATTTATATTGTGCTGTATCAGAAAATAATAATAAACTTTCATTAAATCCTACAGAGTTTTTAAGTGTGTTAACTTGTGTACCTGAAGCCGCTATATCAATAGGGTCAGTATCTAATACTTGTGTAGACGTTGTTGCAAAGTAATTAAAGAAAGAAGCATTTTCTGTTAATACTAAATTCTCTCCTGATAATATACCTAATCTGTTTTTGTAAAATGTTAGGTTGTTAACTTTTTTGCCAACAAAAGTTGGATTAGGATTTGTGTCAATATCTCCACAGGTTCTATCTGTCCAATCTAATTGTTGAAATGTAAATGTACCATTGTTATTGTTAATCAATGCGTGTGGCATTGTAGAATTATCTAAACCTACAGAAGTTGCAGGTGCTATAGTTTCATTCCATACACCAGACTTACCAGAAAAGTTAACATAGTAATCAGATAACGTATCACCTTCTTCTCCAGTAATTTTTATAATTACACCTGTTTTTCCATAAAAAGGTAACTTACTAAAATCTTGTATTTCATCTCTAATAGAATACATGGCTGTGTTACCAGAACCATCAGAAGTAGTTATAGTATAGTTAGCATTCTGGTCTGTTGGTTTTCCATAAATTACACTGTCGTATGCTTCAAATGAAAAATAATTTGTAAAACCAGAATAGTTTGCTAAACCTTGTGTAGTAGATACAGAAGCATTAGTGTCAGTCCTAACAACTTTAAAACCAATACCATCAGCCGCACTGTCCCAGTGTGTACTAGATTGACCATACAAAAGTATATCTGTAATTTTATTTGTATCTCTAAATTTACTATCAGTAGACGCATCATTACCTGAAGGTAACTGAAAGACTACTTCTAGTTCTTGTGCCATTGATGGGTGTTTTAATGCAACTTTATATTCTCTACCATAGTTTGTTAGTTTACAAACAATTAAAAACTCTTCTACTTTAGCCGCAGACGTTGTGCTGTCAGCCGCTACTGTTGTTGCTGTGTTAGCAATAAATGTATAATCAGCAATGTTAACTAACTTAAAATTTTCTCTAGGGTTTGTTGAAGTTAAATAACTTAAACCACTTGCAACTGTAACTGTCTTTTCATTACCTTGTAAATCAAATACTTTTATTCCACCATTATATAAAGCTACAATGTATTGATTATCAGCATCTCTTTGTATTTGCCAAAATTTTGTTTTGTTAGAATAAATATTACTACTGTCTAATGTTGCTACAAAATCTAAAGGAGGTCTTTTAGATAAACCATCTACTAAACCATTTTGAAAATTTATTTGGTCTTCTCCCTGATTAATACCTCTTTGTGTTGGTGTCTGTTGTGACATACCATTTAAGAAGTTAGGAATAGATTGTGAAACAACACTTCCCATAATTAGTAATGCCTTCTAGTGGGTCTATGAATTATAGAGAATGTATTGCTATCACCTTCAAGCATATTAATGTCACTCTCTTGGCTATCTGCTTGATGAAATGCCATAAGAGCTTCATTCTCATCTTGACCAATTAATTGTGTAATTTCTTTATCACCTATAAATCTAGCCGCAAATCTTCTCGCCGCTTTTAATGTAATATATTGTCTAGCGTATTCTGGTAAATCATTAAACTGTTGTACTAAAACTAAATCAACTGATTTAGGAGCTGAAGTAAATACATCAGTATGATTTTCCATATCGTATAAATAACCACTTCTAATAGTGTAATTTAGGTGTCTGAATTGAGAGTTTGCGTCTGCCTTAACGCAGTTTGAAGGTAGGGGTACTTTGCTGTCACTGTCTAAAGATAGTGATTTATAATTTGTATGTGTATTAAAATTCCACCCTTGTGATTGGATAGACATAGATGTTTCATTAAGAATATTTTTTGCTGTACTTACATCAACTGTAGTAGTTCCAGTAATACTGTTCACTGGTGCTTCTCCAATTGTAGAGAGCATTATATTTACAGCTTGTAATTCGCTAGTAGGTGTAATCTGTGTAGTCATCTATCCTTTGTGTTAAATTTTGTGTGAGAACACTGGGCGGATTGTCAGTGTTAATCTCCGCCCAATGTAAGTAGAAGTATTATGCTTCTTTAATACCGACTGCCGCTTCTGGTCTTAATACACCATGACCCATGCTGTATTTAGCAACCATTAACGTACCTTGTCTTCTGATGTCGTACTCTTTTTCAACAGCTAAATCCATTAGCTTAACAGTTCCAACTGCTGAAGGGTGAGATACAAGAGCAACAAAGTTTGATAGGTTAACTGCTTGAGGAGTTGAACCACCATTAGTTGCTGAACCTGCGTCTGCACCTGAAGTAACATTAGAAGATACAAAATGAGGAACTGGTACTAATTCAATTCCTGCAATCTTTGCAACTTTACCTGATGCAACACCACCATTAGCACCACCACTGAAGTCAACATTGACTGCATTAGTAGCATTCGCTAATTTGTAGTATTCTTCCAATCTCATAAAGCATTTTCTGCCTTCTGATGGAACATAGTTTGCATCAAGCTCTTTAGCCGCCGCAAAGATAGCATCTATCATTGCATTAGCCGCAGTAGCATCTGTAGTAGATGCAATGCCTGTGTTAGTTATGTTACTTGTAGTATCTCCACCTGTTACGTTAGGTGTAGTTACTAAAGATGCTTGACCAATAGTTTGTAAGATATGCTTATCTTTTTGGAAAGATAATGCTCTACCCATTTCAGTAGAGTACGCACTTCTTACGTCCCAATGGTTTTTTGCCTCTTCAATATTTGAAACAAATACTGATGAGATTAATAGGTCATTAATTGTAATAACCTTTTCGTTTGAGTTAACATCTGAACCTGTAATTTCAGTTCCAACTGCGTGATACGAAGCACCTACTCTACCCAAAACTGGGAAAGAAGCAGATTTTCCGTTGCTGATACTTCTTACCATATCTGCACCTGCTGTTTTTGAAGCTCTATCAAATGAAGTAATTACTTCACCTGCGAATACTTTTAGAAACAGAGCATCATCTCTAGTTGAACCACTATTTACATTTCCAAATTTAACTGGACTTGCGTTTGCCATATTAGTTCTCCTTGTTATGACGTTAGTTTATAAAAGCCTCTTCAATAAGTTATTTAGTCAAGATTGTCCCTCGCAAGGGGTCAAGTTATTTGGCTAATTAAAGTTGGCAGTTGCCACGCATAAGCGTTGCACAACTATGTTAGCAATCCCACTTTCGAAGTGCTAATGCTTTTCTTGTAGGTCTACCTTTAGCGTCAGTCATTCTACCTTTAACTCCTGACATTCTCGCACAAAATGATTTACGTCTACTACTTGTTTTACTTTTAGTAGGTGCTTTTAAATTGTGACCTTTGGTTTTAAAGAAAGCCCTTCCTCTAGCATTTAAGCCACCAGAAGGACTTTGATATTTTTTAGCAACCATTATGCTTTCGCAGTTTTGGCGGCACGTTTGAATTGTTTAGCAGTAGGTCTTCCTTTAGTACCTGCTGTTCGCATCTTTTCACCTGAACCTGCTTTAATTCTAGCACGTTTCTTATGAATGTTGGCGTATAATCCGTTCTTTGCCATTATGCTTTTTTCTTCTTATTCATTATTTTAGATTTTAAAGCGGCAGGTAATCTTTTCTGTCCACCTTTTAATTTATTGCTTGGTCTTCCTTTTTTAGACCCATACGTTCCTCGACCCATTGGCATAATTATTTATCCTTTTTTTTAGTTTGTGTTTCGACTATGTTGTCTATCTCTGATATTGCATGTTTAGCATGTACTAATTTATCAAACTGTGATTTTATAGTTTTCATAAAGTTGTCATGGTCTGCAACACCAACAGAATTTTTTAAAAATGTATCAATAACTGCTGTACTTTCCGCAACCTCTGCGTCATACAGCTTTCTTAACGCTACTAACCACATATTATAAATCTGACTTAGCTAGTTTTTCTTGAACCATTGCTTGATAAGCAGGGTCTTTTTGGTATCTGTCATCACCCATAGCGGCAGTAACTTCAGCCCAAGACTTGTAACCATCTTGTCCTGTGATTGTACCTTTGCCTTCTACGAGACTTGGTTCATTACCATTTGCACTTTCAAATTTAGCTTTTAATCCTACAACTGCTAACTTTGCAGTTTCAACATCTTTAGAATTAACGGCTGTATTGTAAGCTGTCTTTTCTTGTTCGGACATATTCTCTGCCGCCCAATTAGACATCTCTGCGTAAGCATCTGCACCACCTACCATATCTTTAATAGATGTTGCTTGTTGGTCAGCGATTGCTTTTTGACCTTCAATAAACTGGTTTACATAATCTTTAGGTATACCTGCTTTTTCTAATGCTTCGTATGATTTTGCATCTAGCTCACCTTTTTCATTATACTCTGTTGCAAGGTTATCCATATTTAAACCTGCACTCTCAACTGCTTTTTCAGCTATATCTAAATCATTTTTAGTTTCTGTTTTAGGAGCATCTTCTTTAGGTGCTTCTTCTTTGTTGTCACCAAGTTTCTTTTCTAACTCTGAATATGACTTTGCTAAATCTTCAACACTGTTGAATTTTTCAGGTAAGCCTTCAGGTTTACTTTGTGTAACATTTTCTTCTACTGGTTTTTCGCTAGTAGTTTCTGCTTCTTTTATCTCTATTGTATCTACCATTTGTGTTTCCTTATTGTGGTTTAGTTAGATTGTTTGC